CATCCGGCAACCCGTTCCACCCAGACACGACCTGCCCGACCTCTGTCAAGATCGCCTCGGTCCACATCTCGGCACCGGCACCCATCTCGTCCATCCCGAAGTTGAACGACACGGTCGCTTCCTCGACGGCCGGTACAAGGCCATCCTCCAACGACTCGACAACTTCGTCGTGCTTGTCGATGACGTGGTCCCAGTCGAGCCGGGAGTGTTTGTTCTGGTCCGCTACTTCACGCTGCGACGCGATGATGCCGTCGTTGGCTTCACCGATCCTCTTGGCGGTGTCCCCCATCTCGTCACGGAGTTCAGTGAGGCTCCCAATGATGACACCGTTGACATCTTCGACGTAGCCGCCAGCCTCCTTCGACTCGCGCATCACCGTCTGCTTGAATGCCACGAACTCTTCGTCGGTGCCTTGCAGCGCCGTGTTCACATCATCCAACGAGAACCCAAGGTTGAGCAGCGCCGCGATGACGTCGGGGCCACCGAGCTGGTCAGCCAACGTGTCGAACGAGAACCCACCGAGTGTGACAAGTTCGTCGTGGAGACCTGCGAGGTGTTCCTCCGACTCGCGGCCCTTCGCACCGATCAACGCGACAGCGCCAGCCACGACAGCCAACCCGGCGATGACAGGGTTCGCATACAGCAACATGAGCGCTGCACCGACAGCCCCGATCTTGACCACGACATCTTGGATGGGGCGAGGCATCCTCCCGAACCACGCAATGATGTCTTGGATGCCGCCAATGAAGTCGGTGACGAACCCGACCGCGGTTTCGACGGCACCAACGAACGTGTCAATGAACGCAGGGAGATGCTCCGCGAACGCGTCGGAGAACTTCTGCACCAGCGGTGCCAACCGTTCACCAATGTCAACCAACGCCACCGCCACATTCGCTTTGATCTTGTCCCACGTCCGCGCCAACCCTTGGTCCATCTGATCGAACGCCAGGTCGGTGGCCCCGGCCTTGTCAGCCATCTCCTGCAGGTTGCTGTTGAACGACTCGGCACCAGTGTCCGATGTGAGGGAGATGAGTGCCATCTTTGCCTCGACGGACCCTGCGAGGTCACCGACCCCGACACCCAACTTGTCGGCTTCGCCCTTCATCAGTTGCAGCGCCTCTTCGACGGTGCCGCCCGCTTCGATGAACTTCGGGAACGTCTCCCCGGCAGCGTCCTCGAAGTGTCCGGCAGCGATAGTGCCCTGCGTCCCCATCTCGACCAACGCTTGCCGTATCTGGGTTGTGGCTTGCGCTGTCGGTGTCCCCATCGCCGTCATCGTTGCAAGGGCAGCACCGACCTCGTCAAACGTGACACCCATCGACGCAGCGATCGGGATCACATTCGACAGTGAAGCATTCAGTTCCCCAGCGGTTGTCTTCCCCAAACGGATGGTGGTGAACATCACATCGGACGCTTCCGCCGCTGAGATCACTGAGGTGCCGTAGGCGTTCGTCACCGACGTCAACGCGTTCACCGCTTCGACCGTGTCAATGGACCCACCCACTGCGAGTTTGGTGGCGTCCTCAACGAACGCGAACACGTTGTCCTTCGGTACACCAGCCGACAGTGCCTGGTACACGGCAGGGATCGCATCGTCGGGAAGGATGCCCATGTCCTTCGACAGGTCTTTCACCTGATCGGACATCTCATCCATCGCGTCCTCGGAGATACCGGGGAGGAGGGTGAACACTTCGTTCATGCCCTTCTCAAACTCGGCATAGGCGGCCACCGACTTGGCGGCACCTGCCACAATGGCAGCGGCCCCAGCGACAGCAGCGACCTTCGCGAACCCGGCGAACTTGTCGAACGACTTCTTCGACCGGCCCTCCAACTCCTCAACGGAACCGGCAGCGCCCTTCATGCCCTTGTCGAACTGTGTCGAGTCGGCTTTCAGGACAGCAACAAGTGTCGCAACATTCGTCGCCATCTAGCCTCTCCTCTTCGCTCGTGCCATCCGTTCACGCCGTTCGTGTTCCTTGCGCCGAATCAGGTCGAGCGCCATCCTCTGTGACAGCTCCTCGCTCAACATGCGGGTCAACATCTCCCCTTTCGTCATGTGGAGCCGTTCAGACAACTCCAACAGGTACCTCAGGTAGGGTCCGCAGCCACCTCGGTTTCCGCTGCACCAACATCGACACCGGACAGTTCCAGCACCTTCTGCGCCAACCTGTCCAGGACACCACCCGACTTCTCAGCCAGCGCATCCCGGTCAGCCTTGTCAAAGATGGGTTCCCGAGTTTCAGGGTCGCGTGCCAGGGTGAGGACAACGTCGGTGGTGAGGAACATCTTGTCCCCTACCGACTCGACCATCAGGCCACGCTGTCGGGCAGACATTCCCATCAGGAGGATCTTCACACCCCACTCGGGTACATCGACGACCTCCTCGCGCAGGTCTTGCGCGTCGAGGATCGTGTCTCGTAGTTGACTCATTGCCGACCCCTTCCCTATTCCGTAGTTGCGTAGAACATCTGGCCGGTCACCTGCAACGTCACCGACTCGGTGACCTCCGACGCGATGTCTGTCTGGTATCCGACGTCAGCGACCTGTGCATACGCCTCCACCTTGTATGTCGTACCGGACGCCACAACACTGAGCTCGGTGATGACGTCCTGCCCCACATTCAACCTGTCGAAGAACTGCGGTACCGCTGTTGACGGTCCCGCAACGATCCTGCCCAAGTCGATCGACCCGCCGGACAAGCCGGGGGTGTAGGTGCGCCACTGCACATCGGATGCTGTGGTCGAGAACGATGTGATGTCCGACATATCGGTGTCGAAGTCGGCACTCCACTCGCGTGTCCACGGCAGGTACGACGCCGTCACCCAATACACGGTGGCGGTGACCTGCGCCGACTCGGCTGTGGTGAGCGGTGTCCCGGTGAACGTCAACTTGCCCTGCACAGGGTTGTATACGAAGTCGGTGTGCGCCGTCGAGTTGACCAACACCACCGGCGGCACCGCTTGGGTCCAGTGCCGTTTCGTACCGTCCGTGATACGGAACTCGGTACGGTCGGTGGTGGCACTCAACGATGTGAACGCCTCCCCCGCTGCAGTGGAGTACGACGCCGACGTGACCTTGACCTTGGCGGCCTTGCCTGTCAGCGCAACCATGTCAGGTACTTGTCGAGTATGTCAACGAGCCGGTGCCCTGCATCGACCACGACACATCGACGGGTGACCCGATATCGACACTGAACGACCCCGACTCCAAGAACACCGACCCGGTGAACTTGCCGCCACCTGTCTGATCCATCTCCAACACCACCGTCGCGGTGGTGGGTGTCAGGGTGGCGTTGATCATGTTGTTCTGACCCGTCGAAGCCGGGTTGAAGATCCCGTCGATGCTCCCCGTCCACCCGGACAGACCGACAATGTAGTCGCGCCACTGGGCGAGGGCGGTGGAGAACGACGTCACATCGTGCATGTCGCTCCCGATGTCGATGGACCAACTGTTGATTGTGGCGACGTTCCCGCCCGCATAGGACACGGTGCCGCCCTTTCCTGTTACTGCTGCCATGTTGCTGTGACCTCCTCGGTCATCCTGTTGTCTTCCTGACCGCGAAGTTGACCGACAGTAGATGCCGGTCGTTCGCGTCCTGGCCGATGTCGAACGGTGCCTGCACAGCGTCGATGGACCCATACCAGGTACCCGACGAGGTGGGCAGGTTCCGGTTCCCGACACTGTCCAAGATGGTGTATGCGGCTTCGATGGTGGTGCGAGCCGTCTGATAGTCGGTGGAACGTGAATGGATCATGATGCCGGGTTGTTCAAAGGCGCGGACCACACCACCCGTGGAGAACGTGTGGATAGGTGACTGGCCGCCCGTCTCGAACAGGGTGGTGATTGTCGACGGGGTGGCAGGCATATATCCTTTCGTGAGGTTGACACCGACGGTCAACCGTGTCGAGTTCGCTGCCAGATATGTTGCGACATCGTCAAGGATCACCCGGCACCGCCGATACGATCCAACACGTCCTTCTTCAACCGTTGCGACATACCCGGACCCGCCTCAAGGACCGCCGACTCCAAGAACTTCATCTGCCCTATCGGATGGTTCGCTGGCCGTTCGTGGACATAGATGGCATAGTCGGTGCCGTACCCCAACGTCACCGATGTGACCCCACCCTTCGTTTCGGGCGGCTTCACATGCCCAGTGGACTTCAACGTCCCGAACCGGACAGGGGTGCGCCGCTTCGCGACACCCATCACCACTTCACCCTCCGTGAACAATGCACCCTCAAGGTGCTTCTGTGTCACCGCAGGTGTCTCGTTGAGCCACCTGGTGAACTGGTCGGTGCCTTGCCACTTCATGTTGACACCGCCACAACACTGGTGAAGTTCCACAGTCGTATCGTGTTACAGCGAGGGCACTTTGTCTCCATCGCACCGATGGTAGTCACCCCGACCCTGCACAACAGGTACCGGCAAGGTGTGCCACGGGCAGGGCCAGTCAGCCGTACACCGTCACAGCGGAGATCACGAAGCGTCGTCATGGCAGTACCCGAGGGCGTAGTCCAGCCACATAGATGTCAACGACAACGCCTGCTCCCGGTCGAACCCTTCGCGAAGGAACGAGTCATACACGATGCGGGTGTGCCGAGCCGACTCGCGGACGGATGCCTGCCACTGGTCCTCCGCCACCTGGAAGTCACCAAACTCCATCAGTCACCGAACCCGAGTTTGGAGTGGGTGACACCGTCCTCGTCCCTGAACGTTTCGATGGACAGGAGGACAGGTGCGGTACCGCCGGGGAGGGTGAACTTGACCAACGCTGAGAACGTGGAGGTGGACGCCACCCACACGGTCGTTGTCGCGACATCTTCCACCCCGTCAAAGT